AAACATCACAGCAAAGAACCCCGTAGCCAAGGTCATTGACCTCGATGGTCACGAAGACAAAGCAGATCAAGTTTTGACCATGAGAATGAAAAAGTGGTGGAACGAAACTGAGCAGCAAGCAAAGCTCACACGCTCATCACTAAACAATGAGATATATGGGATCACTTGCGAGAAGGCTGTATGGTCAAGGAGTAAGAAACAGTTTACTCCAGTGATAATGGATGCATACTCATATTTTCCCGCTCCAGGGTATTACGAGGAGCAGGCAGACATGCCGTATGAGATCCACGCTTTTAGCCTGCCAATATTTGAGATTGAAAAAACGTTCCATCCAAAGGAAGAGATAACGGAAGACAATGTTGATCAGATTCTCGGCAGAGAGGACCGTGAAGAAGTACGACCTAATACCGTCCTTGCGGATTCCGGAGTTGTCCTTGATCAGAGCAATAAGGATCTTGGATCAAAGGGCATAAAGGGCGGTGAAGCGCTTGTTGTTGAGTGCTGGATAAAAGATTCCAACCTTGATCTTTATCCAGACGGTGTAAGAGTAATCACGATATGCAACAAAAACGTATTTCTTAACGACATGTCCAACCCAAACATTAATTTCGAAATGGTTGGAGATTCAGCTAGGTCGTCATTTGCATGGGGCCGTAGACCTTTTTACAAAGCAAACAGTTACGAGGACACAACAAGTATTTGGGGATTTTCGGCTGGTGAGCAGACTGGAGACCTCAATAAAAAAATTAATGAGATTGTCTCTCGCATAGCTGCATATTGTAATCGCGTTCTGTTTCCGACTCTAATTGTAGAAAAGGGCGCTGGTATAACAAAGAGCATGATTAACAATAAGCCTGGATTGGTATTGATGCCAACTAGACCAAACGCACGTATAGAGTATCTACAGGTCCCCAACCTACCTAGTAATTTTTTTAATACGCTCGACCAGCTTGTTAATTTCCATGACCGAGTTTACCAGATTGAGGACGCTGATCGTGGAGTTGCTCCTACTGGAGTTACTGCTGCATCTGCTATTGTGGCACTCCAAGAGCGAAATGCTGTTCTAATCCGACACAAAATTCGAGCGATAGAGTTTCTGTGCAGGATGCGTGGCCGATGGAACATTTCATTTATCCAGAATTTTAGTGTTAAGCAGGAACAGGTTACGATGCCAGACGATACCATTTATGAATTCAGTGGTATTGAGCTTGCAGGGAGAAAGTTTAATTATATTGTCGAGAGCGATTCCACAGTTGCACGGACGAGCGCCGGTGATCAAGAGCAGGCAGTAGGACTTTACAAAATTAACGCTATTGATCGAACAGCCCTACTCGACAGTCTAAATTATAAGGACAAGAAGCAAATAATTGAACGAATGGGAGAAACCCAGTTGGACGAAGCTTTTAATGTATTGGTTGAATCAGGCATGGATAAAGACGAAGCATTACAGCTTAGACAATACCTGATGCAGCCACAGAACGGACCCGAGGCAGAGAATACACAGCCAGAAACAACGAGAGGGATGTAATGCCAACATACAGTTATCATTGCAGCACATGCGACAACCAATTCGACAAGTTGCTACCATTGGACGAATACAATATACCTCAGAAATGCCCATCGTGTGATGGAAAAAAAGTAGTAAAGATATTAAAGGTTGGTGGTATTCAGGATGATTCACCTGCATGGCTCGACGACTCAGTCAGACGGCAAATACAGGATACTGATTCTCCTCATACCCCCATTACAACACGAACACAGTATAAACAGCACTTGAAGGATAATGGGATTATACCGACTCGGTAGCCCACCCTTCTCAATCAAGGGACACCCAGAAATGGCCCCAAATGGAGTAGAAAATGCCAGCAGATAAAGTTTTGATAGGCGACCAAGCACCATCCGAGCAAGAAGTGGTAGTCGCGCCGGCCGAACAAGAAGCCGAAACGAATCCACAAGAACCTGCCCTTTTAGCAGGCAAGTTCAAGGATGTAGCGGACCTGGAAAAGTCCTACACTGAACTCAGCAAGAAAATTGGTGAACAGGGCAACAAGTTGGGAAAAGCAGAAGAGGACCGTTCTCTACTGTTAAAACAACTAGATGAAATGCAGGTAAAAAATCAAGAGGCTCCTAAATCACAGGATAAAGCCGACGATTTTGAACAGCAAATTTCAGCTATTTCTTTACAGGTCGAAGATGGTGAGTTGAGTATTGGCGAAGGCATGAAAAAGACCGCATTGATATCCGCTCAAATTGCGCAGAATGCCACAGTTAAGGGTATGCAGGAAGAGCAGAGCAAGCAGACCGTCGCACAATCAAAAAAAGCATTTGCAGACGCTAACCCGGACTTCTTCGATTTACAAGAATCAGGAGAGTTAGACGCTATTAAAGAGCAACTACCAGGATTCCATGACGATATATCGGCGTATTATGCGCTCAAGTCAGATACTTTGCAATCCAGCATGGCAGCAGCAATTGAAGCTGCAAAACTGGAAGGTGTGGAGTTCGGTAAGGCAGAAATGGCAAAAATTGCAGGGGGTGACCAGAACACCCAGAAAGTCCTCCAAGGCGGGGGAAAGTCGGCAGAAGAGATTGGCCGCAAGAAAGGCGGACCAGTAAAACAAAACGATATAAGAGAATCCGGTCTTGCTGCACTTCAAAGAGCAAGAGGTGGATGATCAATAAATAAGGAAAACGGCAATGAGCCTAGACTTGACAGAAATACAAGCAATAACGAACGATTATTGTGACAAAAGCTCCACTGATATTTACGCAGTGGATAACGTCCTTCTATACATGCTTATGTCTGGCGGTAAGTTTACCGACTCGCTAGTATCCGCTGGTGAGCTAGTAGACGGTGGTGAGAAAATTCGTATTATCGTAGAATATGCCCGCTCTAACACAGGGTCTTACGGTAACACCACGAAGATTCCACAGTCAAAAGTTGACATCCTGAACGCAGCCCGGTTTCCTTGGGCGGGCGTTTATGCTGCCAACGCAATCGATCTTGACGACCAGGTGCAAAACACAGGCGATGCGGCGCTGGTTGATATGGTTCAGTCCAAGATTAACAACATCCAGAAGACTATTCGTGACACCATGGGTGCTCAAGTTTACTCCTCAGCTTCCACGGCTAATGATATTCTGGGTCTCGGCGATCTGTTTTCTACGTCAACATCTACTGCATACGGATCTATTGCCGAAGACGACATGGAAAAGTGGGCAGCAAATTTGGATGACACTGGCGGTGCGATTTCTTACAAAATCATGCAAGCCATTCGAAGGTCTGCTCAAGTTGGGCAATCCAAGCCGAAGAAACCAAATCTTTACATTACCACAGACACGCTAAAAGACGGTTTTGAACGTACACTTCAAGCAAATGTACGGTATCGGAGCGAGAAGTTGGTTGATGCTGGTTTTGACAATGTTCTGTTCGGTGGGGCTCCGATAGTTGCTGACGACCGCCAAACCGAAGGATTTGTTGACGCGCTAAATCTGGACTACTTGATGCTTAAGACTCACAACAAGTATCAGTTTACTCGTCCAGAATGGGAATACAGCAAGGATCAACCTGACACCTTGGTTGCAAACACCCGTTGGGTTGGACAGTTGTGTACTTCTCATCGTGCGGCTCATGCCCGGTTTACCGGACTATCAGAACCTTCTTAATTATAGCGGGGGGTGGTAACTCACCCCTTGGTTTAAAAATTCCATTGGAGTAATATCATGGATCAAGACATACATTTTCAACACCCCACAGCTTTTGCAGATGCTGCGGCCACCACATATTTTCAAGTACCTTATCGGTGCACAATTCGTAAGATATCTGGCATTGTGCAAGCGGACCCTGGCGATAATGAGACTATAACAGTTACAGGCGGTGCCACAGTTGCTGCCGCCACTAATTTGGGTATTTTGACATTCGGGGCAACTATTGCGGCGGGCGCGGTAGGCAGTTGGGTCGCTGATGCTACTGACGGAGGGACAGTCCTAGAAGAGGGATCGTTTCTCAAATTTGAGACCTCTGCTGCCTCAGCGGCTGTTGTCAATCTTGACATAGAGCTGGACCCTTACGCCAGATAAGACATTTAATGCCTGGGTTGGGATATACCCAGGCTTTTTTGGAAGGAATCTATGAATTTGTCACAACTCATTACCGCAGTACGAAGTGCTGTGCATGATTCAGATTATACAGAAAGCATAATTACAGAACATCTCAACGAAGCTGTTTTAGCCGTTGCCACTGGTGTTTTAATCCCTGGCAGACGTCAACTATCACCTCCACTTCCAGACCTATATACTACTGATGATGTCGTAACGGTGTTGAATACCGGTTATTTAACCCTCCCTGCTGACTATAACCGTAATGTAATCATGGTAGTTGATTCAGACGGGAACACACTTACCCGCGCTCCCTCATGGTTAAAATTCATGAAGGATAACGCTGACAAAGCCGCTGGTGGTGCTAATAAATATGTTGTGAGCGGGAACAGGTTATACTATCGAGACATACCGACTGCTGCTAAAACATTAACTGTCCACTATTACAAAAACCCTACACCGATGGTTGCGGATACCGATATCCCGACAGACGTGCCTATTACGTTACACAGAGATTTGCTTGTTGGATATGCTGCACGGGAAATATTTAATGTCTTAGAGCTTGGCATGGCAGGGCAGAAAATTGATACTACAAGTTACGGGAATATTTTTATTAGTGGTATATTAAAACTGGTTGATATTTTACCAGAAGACGGAGAGCCAGATTACTACGACGATACAACGGATTATATAGATGGCTAAATTTTCTGTAAAAGTAAAGAACCTTGAAAAAGGGTTGAGACCGAGCAAGCGTAACCCTCGTGACAATGGCTTCTTAACGACATGTTCTGGAGTAGTCGGTAGGGATGAAGTCTTACGTTCAATAGACCTTTTACCTAAATTTTCCACAGACGAGATAACAGATCCATTTCCATATCCACAGATTTTTGACTTTACGATAATGACTATTATTTGTGGCGAAACCGACATATATGAAATGTACTATAGCTCTCTTATACTAAAGCTTTCAGTCCCGGCAGGGCTAACCTGGCGGGCAGTTGACTTCAATGATTTCATTTACATGTCAAACGGTGTGGTCTCCGTAACCAGAGACCCACGCACTAAAGTTTACTCAATTTCCACCCAACCAATCACTACGGCCATTTGCAACTATAACGGACAGGTTATCGTAACCGATAGATATGTACCACCTATTCAGCCGATGTAACTAATCCAATGGCTAAATTTTCTATAAAAGTTAAGAACCTTGAAAAAGGGTTGAGGCCAAGCGAATATAACGTTCGCGATAATGGATTCTTGACAACATGCTCTGGTATGGTCGGTAGAGACGAAGTGCTCCAAGCAATGGACCTTTTGCCTAGACTCGATATAACAGACACGTTCCCATACCCACAGATTTTTGATTTTACAGTAATGACCATCATCTGTAGTGAGACGGATATATACGAATGGGTTGATGGTGCTCTTGTATTAAAACTCACGGTTGCGGGTGGGCTAACCTGGCGGGCAGTTGACTTCAACGATTTTATCTATATGTCAAATGGTGTGGTAGCTGTTACACGCGATCCAAGGACTAAAGTCTACTCAATTGCTGCTCAACCAATTACTACCGCTATTTGCAATTACAACGGTCAGGTAATTGTAACCGATAAATATGTTCCACCTATTTATTTTACATCAAGGCCATACCCAATAATAAGTGAAGAACAGGCAGGATTAGAAAGCATAGAATTAACATCTGGAGTCTTTAGAACTTATATTACTCACGACTATACGTATTTCGAAGAAACAGAACTTAATAGCATAGAATTAACATCTGGAGTGTTTAGAACTTATATTAAT